CTAGGACAACTAGAAGCTTTAGAAAAAGGTTTGAGAGAAAACACTTTATCTTTAGATGCTAAGAAAACTAAAAAATTAAAATGAAATTTGATTTCGTTTATTTAGGTCAGACGGTCTTAAAATACCAGGTCCCTTTAGAGGTATTTGTAGGTCTTAATGAAATCTACGAGAGACAAAAGAAACAATTACCAAAAGCTAATAAACAGTTAGTGGGTAAGATACAAGATGAAGTATCTTTGTTTTACTCTGGTCCTAACAACGATAAGATGCATCAGCATAGTTTCTTATCACAAGATATATTAAATTGGTTTATGTCTATCTTTGACCACTACACAGATTGGAACAAGATAGGTCCAACACAAAAATCTATAAATTCTATTTGGGTTAATGAAATGAAAGCACATGAATATAATCCTGTGCACATACACCAAGGTAAACTTTATACAGGTTTATCTTCTGTGATGATTTTAAAATTACCTAAAGACACAGGTGTTGAATATTCTGCTGAAGAAAAACCTATGAATGGTAGACTACAAATTATAGGTGCAGCTAACGGACAATTTTCTAAAACAGATTATTCACCTAACATGAAGATTGGTGACTTTTATGTTTTTCCTTATGACATGAGACACTGCGTTTATCCATTTAACGGAACCAAAGAAACAAGAAGAACATTAGTTTGTAATGTCGATGTTGATTACAATCCTGTATCTTCAAGAACTGGATCGGGGCAAAACGAATGATACCAAGAATGCCAAGATGGCAATCTTATGTTGCCACAACTACAAACCCTATCTTTACACCTGAACAATGTAAGATGATTATTGATGCTGGTCACCAGTGTGCACCTGAACAAGCTAAAGTAGGTGGGGGTGATAAAGGTAAATACGACACTAAGAAACGAGTAACAACCATATCTTGGATACCTTTTGATAAATTACCACAGATGTACAAAGTTATTGAGAATCAATTATCTATTGTAAACTTAAACCACTTTTATTTTGATGGTGTAAGACTTACAGAGCCCGCACAGTTTACTGTGTATCCTAAAAAAGGTTTTTATGATTGGCACATGGATTTAAATGCATTTGGCCAAGAGGGTCAAAATCCAATTAGAAAAATATCTATGACTTGTTTGTTATCAGATCCATCAGAGTTTACAGGTGGAGATCTTTTATTTTCAGAAATGGGTGATAGCAAACCGTTACCCTTGAAACAAGGACAAGCTATATTCTTTGCATCATTCTTAAGACACAAAGTAGCTCCAGTTAAAAAGGGGGTCAGAAAATCTTTAGTGATGTGGTTTGGAGGACCACCGTTTAAATGAGCCAACTGCAAAGAAAAATATTATTCCCAACTGCTGTTTATTTTAAAGATATACCTAACGCTAAAGAACTTAATAAATATTTATTTAAAGAAATAAAGAAGTGGCGTAAAGCAGATCCTAAAGGAGAAGCAAAAACTAACTCTGGTTTTGGCTGGCACAGTAAAACAGATATGGATAAGCGAAAAGAATACAAACCCCTTATCGATGAATTATTTAAAATGGCTTATGAGTGTAATAAAGATTTTGGTATTGAAGGTAAATTAGGACTAGGTAACATGTGGGCTAATATTAATCCAACATATTCTTATAATAAAACACATACACACCCTAACTCTATGTGGTCAGGTGTATATTATATTAAAGTGCCTAAGAACTCAGGCAAGTTATTTTTAGAAGATCCTAGACCAGGACCGAATACACATATGCCTAGAAGAGTTGATAACCTACCTGAACAATTATGGAGAGTCTGTGCTTATGAACCACTAGAAGGACGTATGATCTTTTTTCCATCTTGGCTTCCACACGGTGTTGATATAAATATGAATACAGACAAAGGCGAAAAGAACTGGAGAATATCTGTGTCTTATAATTTTATACAAATATGAGTTTTAAGAAAAATAAATATCAGGTTATACGTGGTGCTATATCAAAAGAAGTAGCAGACATAGCCTATAGGTATCTACAGATATCAGCTGAGGCAGATCACTGGATGTTAAATAATGGTGTGACCCATGCAGGTAATAAACTTATCGGTAATTTTAACGATGCACAAGTTCCAAACTCTTATGCAAAATATGGTGATAGGTTAATGGAAACACTACTTGTTAAAACAATAACTGTAATGCAGAAGAAGACAGGACTTAAATTAGTGCCTACGTATTCATACACAAGGCTTTATAGAAAGGGCAATATCCTTAAAAGACACAAAGATAGACCCAGTTGTGAGATATCCACTACACTATGTTTAGGTGGAGATCATTGGCCTATTTATTTAGATCCCACAGGCTCTGACAACGTCATAGACGAGTATAAGAACATACATAAGCCTGGTGCACCCAAAGGTGTAAAAGTAGACTTAAAACCAGGAGATATGCTTATTTATTCGGGTTGTGAATTAGAGCATTGGAGAGAGCCTTTTGAGGGCCAACTATGTGGTCAAGTATTCCTACACTATAATCATGCAGATGGACAGTTTGCAAAGTCTAATTTGTATGATAAAAGACCTATGCTAGGAATAGTCAAATAACGTTGAACATCAACGCAATCTAATATAATCTGGAGTTCTATGTTACAGAAGGTATCTTTTTTACCAGGAATAAATAAACAGGTCACCGCTACGGGTGGAGAGGCTCAGTGGGTAGACTGTGATAATGTTCGTTTTAGATATCAACTTCCTGAAAAAATAGGGGGTTGGAAACAGTTAGGTGCGGACAACGTAACCGGTGCAGCTAGAGGATTACATCAATTTACCAATAGTGCTGGTCAGAAGTTTTCTATTATAGGGACAAACAGAATTTTATATGCATACTCAGGTGGTGTGTTTTATGATATCCACCCTATTAAATCTACAAACACGCTTACTAATGCATTTAGTACTACCAACGGATCAGCTGAAGTTACCATAAATTTTTCTGGTGACCACGGTATACAAGCAGGCGACATAGTTTTATTAGATAATTTTTCAACGATCACAGATTCAGATTTTGCAGCAGCTAATTTTGATGACATAAGATTTATGGTCACTACGGTTCCTGCATCTAACACCATTACTATTACGATGCCGTCTAATGAATCGGGGTCCGGGGCATCAGAGTCTGGAGGTATTAGAGTCAGACATTATTATCATGTAGGTCCTGATGTACAGGCACAAGGTTTTGGTTGGTCACTTGGAACTTGGGGTGGTCAAGAAGTTGGAGCTTTCTCAACAACATTAGCTTCAGGTATTACAGACTCTGCAACAAGTATAACATTAACAGATGCATCACAATTTCCAACATCAGGTACAAACTTTATACAAATAGGAACAGAAGAAATATCTTATACAGGTATTACATCAAACACATTATCTGGAGTAACACGAGGTGTAAGAAATACTACAGCCGCGTCACACTCAGGTGGAGCAACAGTTACAAGTTCAACGAATTTTGTAGCGTGGGGTGAAGCCGCATCAGGTGACTTAGTTATTGAACCAGGATTCTGGTCGCTAGATAACTTTGGTGACAAAGCCATTTGTTTAATTTGTAACGGTGAAGTCTTCGAATGGGATTCATCTATTACAGCTGCTACATCAACAAGAGCTTCTATTATTTCAGGTGCACCTACAGCATCAAGACACATGCTAGTATCAACACCAGATCGACACTTAGTATTCTTTGGTACAGAAACTACAATTGGTACAAAGACTACACAGGACGATATGTTTGTTAGATTCTCTGACCAAGAGGATATTAATACTTATGCACCTACAGCAACCAATACAGCAGGTACACAAAGACTGGCTGATGGATCAAGGATTATGGGAGCCATTAGAGGTAGAAATGCAATCTATGTTTATACCGACACCGCTTTGTTCACGATGCGTTTTGTAGGTCAACCGTTTACCTTTGCCTTTGAGCAAGCAGGTACGAACTGTGGACTTGCAGGTAAGAACGCGGTTGTTGAAGTAGATGGTGCAGCGTATTGGTTATCAGAAAATGGTTTCTTTAAATATGCAGGTTCACTAGAGTCTTTACCATGTTTAGTTGAAGACCATGTGTACGATGATATTAATTTAGATTCAGGTAATCAGATGATCACAGCAGGACTTAATAATTTGTTTGGTGAAATTATGTGGTTCTATCCAACGTCAACATCTTCTGTAGTTAACAGAATGGTTTGTTATAATTATTTTGATTCATCACCACAAAGACCTGTGTGGACGATTGGAACATTAGCAAGAACCGCGTGGCAAGATTCAGCTGTCTTTGGTAAACCCCATGCATTAGAATATGATGCGGATGGTGTCGAAGGTTCTAGTTCAGCAACCTATGTACAAGGAAACACGGATGGTACATCAACATACTATCAACACGAAACGGGGACCGATCAAGTTAAAGGTGGAACGGTTACAGCTATTACAGCAAATATTATATCTGGTGATTTTGATATTACACAAAAAATATCAAGAGGCACTGGACCTGCAGCAGAGCTTAGAGGTGATGGTGAGTTCATCATGAAGATTAGAAGATTTATACCAGACTTTATTTCACAGACAGGTAACTCACAGGTTACACTAAACTTACGTAATTATTCAAATGATACAGCGTCAAGCTCGTCATTAGGACCCTTTACAGTTACCTCATCAACGACTAAAGTAGATACACGAGCAAGGGCAAGAGCGATTGCTCTTAAGGTAGCAAACACAGGATCTGGTCAAGACTGGAAGCTAGGCACGTTTAGATTAGATATACAACCGGACGGTAGAAGATAATGGCAACAATAGAAGAAATATTAGCTGGAACAGATACAAGAGGATTTGGTGAAACAAATCAAACATTTGATGCTAGTAATATTTTTAGCAGTGGTTTTGGTCGAGGAGCTAATCAAAACTATTCGGGAATACTACAAACTGATCAAGCTCAGAATACACTTTCTGCAACACCTATTCTTGCAAGTGAATTAAACGCTGCAAGAAATGTTGGTGTGCCACAAGATAATAGGTTTACAGGCATAGCACAAAACTTATTTGCTAGACCTTTACTATTTCAAGCTGGAGCAAATGTAGGTTTAGGAGCTAGTAAACTTCTTGGGGTAACTAATCCTTTTCTAGCTTTAGCTGGTGCGATTGGTTCACAGTTTTTACCATTAGGTAGAAGTAAACCTGCCTTTGATTATCAGTATGTAAATCAACCTGGAGGTGTTAATGTTGTGGACAATAAAATTACGACAGGTGTTCTTGCAGGTAAAAATTTTGAAAGTGCTTTTGGTTCAAGAGATTTAGGAGAAATGTATCAAAACTATATTGATAATTTAGAAGAGGAAGATGAACTTACAGATTTTCAACAACAAAGACTAGATGATGCTAAAGCAGAGTTAAGAGCTTATCTAACAACAGGCGCTAAAATGAGAGGTTATAGAGACTCAGTTACAAATAGAACAATGACTCCAAGAGAATTTGCCTTTAATTACAATCAAGGTATTGGTCAGTTTGCAATGCCAACAACAGATGTTACAGGTAAAACTTTAGATTACACAGGAGAGTCTGATACATATGCTGGAGGTGAATCAACACCAGGAGATGATACTTCATACAGTGATCCATACGATCCAGGTGGAGGAGAGTAATGGCAAAGATAGTACAGGTATTAACAAGACCTAGTAAAGAATATAGACAATCTGTGGCTGATTCACAGGTCAGAGATCTTGATGCTGTAATTCAAAAACTAAATACAACGTTTCAACAAGAACTAAAGGATGAGGTAGA